GGGCGATATCGCCCGTATTGCTCAACATCATAATAGTGTTAACTGTTATGTATGGGCAAATGGCGACATGATCTCCGGTAATATTCATTATGAAATTGCCGTCAGCAACCGGGAAAATCTGGTGAAGCAGGTCATGGGTGTCTCAGAATTGATTGCTTGGTTCTTGAATGAGTTAAGGCAGTATTTCAACCATGTTTACTTTGTGAGTGTTGCCGGCAATCATTCTCGTATTGGCCAGAAGGATAGGTCCATCATGAATGAACGCCTTGATGATCTAGTTGAGTGGTATTTAACCGCTCGCCTTCAGCACTGCTCAGATGTAACAATCGGTTATGGTGACAAGATCGACACCACTATGTACATTATGAACGTGCGCGGCAAGAACTACATCGGTGTTCATGGCGACTACGACCCGACGCCGGCTAATATTCAAACGCTACAGACCATGGCTCAACGCCCAATTTTCGCTGTGCTTCTGGGACATAAGCATCATAATGAACAATCATATGTTCAGGGTATCCGTACGATGATGGCAGGTAGTTTTCAGGGCATGGATTCTTTCTGCGTCCAACGCCGTATTTATGGCAAGCCGCAACAAATGGTATGCGTGTGCGATCAAGCTGGCATCGTATGTACTTATGACATTGATCTCGAGGTGAGAAGCAATGACGTATATCTGGCAAGTTAAGATCCTGTTGCACTGCGGCGTTGAATATTCGGGTGAGTTTGAATCCGAGTGCGGGTGCAGTAAAGATGTCTTCACTGAGCTAATGTCAGATACTGATGGCGGCCCATGTGAATTTGTTTCATTTTATAATCGAACGGATCGACAATTGATTTATGTAGCTCGGGATCAGATCTCGGCGGTATGCTTGACGCCGCCTGCGATGCTTCGTGAGTATATTGGTATTGTGAATTAAATTTGGAGGTGACCATATGGCGAGAAAGACCAGGGTCAACAAGATCACGGACCCTGCAACGCTGGCCAGGGTCAACCCCGATAACCAACGCTTGCTTGATGACTTTATGGAATATCTGAAGTCAACACAGAAGAGTCCATCAACGATCGCGGTTTATAAGAATGATATTGAAATCGCGTGGGTATGGGGACTTCATCATAATCGTGACAAGGCGTTTGTTGATTGGAAGAAGCGTGACATTATGTCATTCCAGAATTACTTGGTGAACGAAAATGGGAATAGCCCTGCACGAGTACGTCGAATCAAGGCTACGCTCTCATCGCTTTCAAATTTTATCGAGAATATTCTGGATGACGAATATCCCAATTTCCGTAATATCATCCATAAGGTGGAAAGTCCCGTCCTGCAACCTGTGCGAGAAAAGACCATCCTTTCTGATGAGCAGCTACAAGGATTGCTGGATCATTTGACGGAGAAGGGCGATTATGAAAAAGCGTGCATGGTTGCTCTGGCAATGTGCTCTGGTCGACGCAAGTCCGAGCTTGTGTTGTTCAAAGTCAACTACTTTGCAGACGAGCATATTGTGTCCGGTTCTCTTTATCGCACACCAGAGAAGATCAAAACAAAGGGACGCGGTAACGGGAAATACATACATTGCTATACATTAGCACATCAGTTCAAACCTTATTTTGATATGTGGATGAAGTATCGTCGCGAGCACGGGGTCGAGAGCGAGTGGTTATTCCCAAGCCATGACGATATGAGCCAGCATCTATCCGTTTCATCTATGAACAGCTGGGCTCAGTCTATCTCACGATATCTGGGTGTGAGTTTCTACTGGCACTCTCTACGACATTATACAACAACATATTTAGCCAAGGCCGGGATCCCTGATAGCGTCATCGCGCAACTTTTCTCATGGGAGAGCGTGGATATGGTCTCTGTGTACAATGATACCACGATTGACGAAAGCCTTGACAAATATTTTAATGCCAACGGTATTGTTGCCGGTGCAACCAAAAGTGTTGCAGATTTGGCATGACTGATCAGAACGAAAGGAAGAAAATATGAATCAGAGTTTGAAGCATCGCGAGTTTGTTGAACTGCTCGCGAAGAAGGGGTATACCAAAAAGGACGCGAAGCAGATCGTTGATGACTTCATCGCAACGTTAATGGAGTGTATGGCTGCCGGTGACGAAATTCATTTCCATGGATTTGGCACTTTCAGCGTTATCGAGGTCGATGATCGTGAGTCCGTTGATATGCAAACCCAGGAGCGCATTGTTATTCCCGGTCATAGTGTTCCTAAATTCTCTGCCGGCAAGAGCCTGCGTCGCGCTGTGCGAGACGGCTTTGTGCGTGAGTAATCTGCACCCGGCTCATGCCTAAGCAGAGTAAGATACGTTCTCCAGGCGCCAGATCGGGGACGCAGGAGACGAAGCCGGAAGCCACGGGCGTTTTTACATGCACACGTTGCGGCGTCTCGTACAGGATACAGCGGCATAACTTCCCGTCGTCTCAAAGCCCGTTATTCGCAAAGAATAACGGGTTTTTGCCTATCTGCGGGAATTGTCTCGACACGCTGTTCTCCAAGTACCGAGATACCCTTGGCAGTGAGAGCGCGGCAGCAAAGCGTGTTTGCATGAAGATGGATATTTACTGGAACGAGCGTTTGTTCGAATCAACTGTTAAGAGTATCAATAAGGAAAACTACTCTTCCCTGATTCGATGTTACATTAACAAAACAAATCTGATTCGTTTTGCCGGTAAAACCTATGATGATACGCTGATTGAAGAGTCTGCTGTGTGGGAGGCCGCAAAGGAAGCGAAGGAACGCGAGGCGGCGACTGGCGAACTTTCCGACAATACTCCCAAGTTGGAAGATGTTGAATTCTGGGGTGAAGGATATTCCACGCGCGAGTACGATCTGCTAAACAAGAAGTACGAGCAGTGGGTCGCAAATCACGCTAATGGTGACGAAGAAGCTGGAGAATTGCCCGTTGGCACTTCTACTTTATACCGTCAAATCTGTACGTTGGAGATGCAGATTAACCGTAATATGATTGCCGGCAAGCCTACAGAATCTGCAATCAACCAGTTAAACAATTTGATTGGCAGCGTGAACGCCCGTCCCAATCAGACGAGTGGCGATGGCGTAGGCGGCTCTTTTGATAGCATGCCATTTGGTATGGGTATTCGTATCTTCGAGAACACGAAACCAATACCGAAGCCTCTGCCACAGCTCGAAGATGTAGACGGCATTGTTCGCTACATCTCAATCTGGTTCCTTGGTCATCTCTGCAAGATGCTTCACATCAAGAACTGCTATTGCAAGATGTATGAGGAGGAAATCGAACGTCTACGAGTAAGCAAGCCCGAGCTTGAGGGAGAAGACGACGAAACGGTTTTCAATAATATCTTTGGTGATGGTGACTAATGAGAAAGTCCAAGGAAGGCTACACCGCCCGAGGTCCAATAAATGAGCACCAAGAAAGAGTGCTCGAGGCCGTTGGCATTTGGGCGGCGTATTACCGAAGCAACATACATCGGTTTGTGGAAGATTATTTTCATGTCTCCCTGAAACTCTTCCAGATCATCCTTCTGGTGATGATGGATCGGTGTGCGACGTTTGTCTTTATCGCTTGCCGCGGTTTAGGTAAAACGTTTTTGAGCGCAGTGTTTATATGTGCTCGTGCCATTCTTTATCCGGGCAGTAAGATTTGTATTGCGTCTGGTACGCGAGGCCAGAGTGTCAACGTGATAGAAAAGATTCTACAAGAGCTTGTTCCAAATTCACCAGAATTGGCGAATGAAATTGATATGTCTAAAACACAGATCAATGGCACAAATGCAATATTGGTGTTTAAGAATTCTTCATATATCAAGGTTGTTACTGCCAGTGACTCTGGACGTGGTAATCGAGCTCACCTATTGTTATTGGACGAGTTCCGCATGATCAAGAAGGATGTCATTGACACCATCTTAAAGAAGTTCCAGGCGAGTCCGCGTCACCCAGGTTATCTGGATCGTCCGGAGTACAAGGGACGTGCCGATTTGTATGAGCGCAATAAGACGATGTACCTATCCAGCGCATACTATAAAGACCATTGGTCTTATATGCGTTGCAAGGATAGTTGTCGTTTTATGTTGGATGAGGGGCGGTCAAACTTTGTTTGTGGACTTCCGTATCAGCTTGCGATTCAGGAAGGATTACTGATGGAGGAGGACGTGATCGAACAGATCTCTGAGACCGACTTCAACGAGATCCGCTGGCTCATGGAAATGTGCGCTGAGTTCTGGGGCGGAGCAGACGGGTCGTTCTTCAATTACGACGCTATTGCTAAAAATCGTCGTATTGAATACATCATGCTTCCTGACGCAATATCAATGAAGATCCCGTCATCAACGAAGTTCCGTATTCAGCCTAAGCAACCGGGCGAGCGAAGGTTGCTGTCTGTTGACGTTGCATTGATGGCGTCAACAAGATACAGAAACGACGCATCCGCCGTGTTTATCAATCAACTTATTCCAACAAAGACGGCTCGATATATGAACAATATCATATATACAGAATCGCACGAGGGTTTTCGAACTGAAGCAGAAGCATTGAGAATCCGTAAGCTATTTGAGGAGTATGATTGTGACTACATTATTCTGGACGTAAAGAGCTTCGGCCTGAGTGTATACGATGCTCTGTCCAGCGAATTGATAGATCCGGATTCTGGAGAGGTATATCCTCCTCTATGTTGTTGCAATAATGATGAGTTGGCGTCTCGCTGCTCAGACCCAGACATTCCGGAAGAGCGTAAGGTTATATGGGCAGTCAATGGTAACGCAAAGTTTAATAGCGATTGCGCGATCATGTTGCGTGAAGGCTTCAGATCCGGCTATATTCGTCTACCAATTGTAGAGGATGATGCCGAAACGCTGATGAACGCAATCAAGGGCTTTGGCAATTTACCACTGCAGGACCGACTTGAGTTTGTGCTTCCGTATGTCAATACCACGTTATTGATTAACGAGCTCGTGAACCTGCGTCATGAAGAATCGTCTGGCGTTGTGCGAATTCTTGAGAAGAGCACCATGCGCAAAGATAGATATTCCAGCCTTAGCTACAACTATTATGTTGCACTGCAGCTGGAAAAGAAAATGCGACGGGAGGAGACTCGCGCCGCATCTTACGATCAAGATATTTTTACATACCGCGCTCCTAGGCGGCATGATAAAGAAAGGTGGTGATAGCAGACGATGGCTAGTAAGAAATCCACTATGCGAGAAACCCCTGCTGATGTGAAGGCCGTCGAGCCGTCACCCGCAACAGCTATTGGCGGCGAGTCCGCTCCCCCTTGGGGCATCCATTTGCCAGAGCGTTTCGCCGCGATCAACCGTCTGGTAATGCGCGATCTGAACAAGAAGAACGCAAGCTCTCCTTTTGGTAAATATAAAAAGGAAGATATTCAGCGCTTCTTGAATAAGCCTCAGAACTACAGCAAGCAATTGCGACAGGTAGTGATCTACCTCACCGGCGCAAGTCCGCATTTCCATAGGCTAGTTCAGTATTTCACCGGCCTAAACGATCTGAACTATGTTATTTCTCCTCACCGATTGGATACGACGACAGCGAACACGAAAACTGTACGCAGGAATTATCATCGTGTGTTGAATCTAGTGTCCAGTATGGATCTAAAGAATCAGGGTGAGAAGATAGTAGCGACATGCTTGCGTGAAGATGTGTTCTTTGGTACCATTCGCGAAAGCGGCGAAAGTACAATTATCCAACGACTGCCGTCCGATTATTGCGATATTGCTGTTATAGAGGACAATGTTCTGAATGTATCTTTTGACTTCTCGTATTTTAACCGGTTCCCTGAAAACCTCCCGTTGTACCCGGAGGAGTTCCGGACTAAGTACGCGCTCTATCAGCGACATTCAAACACAATGAGATGGCAGGAGCTTGATGCCCCGAATTCATTTGCCATTAAGGCCAACAAGGATATTCTGGATTATGCGATCCCTCCATTTGCTGGTATTCTACGTGATATCTACGATGTCGAAGAATACAAGGAAATGAAGATGACGAAGACAGACATTGAAAATTATGCGCTTCTCGTCATGCAGCTAGGTGTATCCAGCGACGGTCATTGGACGATGGATCTAAATAAGGCGCGTGATTTCTGGAGTAACCTAGATCACGTTCTGCCTGAGGAGATTGGTTCTGTACTATCTCCTATGCCTATCAACAAGATTAGCTTTGAAAGAACACGGTCGTCCGACTCTGATACGGTAGCTGAGGCCGAGCAGAATCTGTTCACAGCAGCCGGCGTTTCTAGCCTCTTGTTTAACAATGAGAAGGCTTCGTCAAATGCTTTGCTCTTGTCAATCAAGGCCGATCAAGCATTGACCTACTCGATCGTTAAGAGTCTCGAGTGTGTCCTGAATCGCTTCATCCGGCGTCATAGCTATGGCAAGTACTTCAAGATTACGTTTATCGATAGCAGCCCCTTTAATCGTAAAGAAGTGGGTGATGCGTATCTGAAGGCATGTCAGTATGGTTTGCCTATGGTAAGCTATTACTGTGCTTCGCAGGGGCTCTTGCAGGACGAGATGGATGGTATGAATTACTTGGAAGACACTGTACTCGGAATCAAGAATCGTTTCTTACCGCTAAAGAGTTCTGCTACGCAGTCCAAGAATGATTCAGACAGCGATTCCGACGGTGAAGCTGGACGTCCGGAAAGTGACTTGGGCGAGCTAAGTGAAGCCGGCGAACAATCGAGGGAGGCGTAAGATATGCCGTTCATTTATGTAATGGATGAAGAGTCCAAAGATAAACTACTTGCTCTTGGTTATCGATTGATTAAGGGCAGCGAAGAGAAACAGGTTTGGGTTTTCGATACGCCTGAGAAGTTTACCTTTAGTTCTGCCCCCGATGTACCGCATGTTGTATCTAATATGTTGGTGTTCTGACAATGCCCAAGAGGGCTTTTTTATTTTGCAGGAAAGGTGGTGAATGAAATGCGTGAGAAGAAATCAATGGTTTATGCCGCGTCCGTAAGTGATCTCACCGATATGAATCAGTCTTTTTCTAAGGGCAAGATGAGTATTGCGTACCCAGGGCGTAATCCAAACGGCTCCCATATTTCCAAGGATGCGTTTTCCGCGAGTATCCCGACGATTTTTAATCGTCCGATTGTCGCCCATTACATCAGAGAGACCGACAGCATCGGCGGCCATGATATGGGGTTTGAGAAAACTGATAATGGTTTGTTCATGTACAACGTGACAGAGCCTGTTGGCGTTGTCCCTGAAAGCGCGAATGTCTGGTGGGAATTGATCGAAGATCCCGATGGTGTTGAGCGCGAGTACCTGTGTTGCGACATTATTGTTTGGAAAAGACAACAAGCGTACGCACATCTTGCAGAAAATCATATCACAGACCAATCCATGGAGATCGAGGTGTTGAGTCGTCATTACGATGAGAATGGCGAGATGCATATCGATCTTTTCGAATTCACCGCATTCTGCCTGCTTGAAAGAGACCGCCCTTGCTTTCCATCAGCTGGTATTGAACTGTTTGCTTCGGACAATTGTCGAGAGCAGTTCTCTCAAATGATGGAAGATTTCCGCAAGGAATTCTCTCTGGTCATGACTGCTTCGGCAGATGACATAGACAATCAACTTTTCTCGAAAGGAGGAAATCGCGAAATGAATATCGAGGAATTGATGACTCAGTATGGTTTGTCTGCCGAAGACGTCACCTTCGATACTGAAGGTATGGAACAGGCTGAGATCGAGCTGCGTTTCGCAGAGTTGCGAGATGCGAAGCTGATTATTGAGCCTGAGGCAGAGCAGCCTTCCGAGCCCGAAACCGAGCCAGAAGCCCCTGAAGCTCCGCAAACCGAAGAGCCTGAGCAGCAGCAGTTTTCTTTGACTGTTGAACAGTTTATGTCCGAGCTCTACGGTGCGCTGGGTGCCGATCGCATGGATGACCCGTGGTTTGGTGGTACGATGCCGCGCTACTGGTATGTGGATTGCGATATGTCATCCAGCATGGTCTATGCTTATGACGGTATGGATGACAAGTTGTATGGCTATCCCTATGCGATGAACGGTGACAATGTTGTTATTGACTTCGCCGCCGGCAAGCGTATGAAGTTCCAGTATGTCGAGTTTGACGAGGGCGCATCAGACACTATGGTGTTTGCGTGTATGCGCGATATGCGCGATGCGTGCAAGCAGAAGTTTGATGCTTTGTCTGCCGTCAACGCCGGTTTGGAACAGTTCAAGGCTACGGCCATGCGCGAAAAGCTGGAAGCGGAGCAGCAGCAGGTCTTTGCTGCTTTCACCGATCTAGCTGGCAACGAGCGCTTTGACGCTCTACGCTCTAACTGCGGTGATATGACCGCCGATGAGCTGGAGGAGAAGTGCTTCGCTATTCGTGGTCGCATGAACACTCAGAAGTTCTCAGCGGCCAACAGTCCCGAATCTATTCGGTTGCCTATCGAAGGATTGAAGGCACCGACCACCGATGAACCCTACGGCGGCATTTTTGCCGAGTACGGCATCGGACAGTAACAACAAATGGAGGTAATTGATTATGCCTAATACCAAGCATGCTGTGATCCGTACGGATCTGATGACCGGCACCGATGTGGCTGCCGACCTGCGCTCTGTTCGCTATCTGAAGGATGGCTCTACCCCTACCGAGATTGACAATGGTTGCATTGTTAAGCTGGAAGGTCTGTTGGAAGGTGAGCGCGAGATTTATAAGGGTGTGACCCCTGCTGCGTCTGACAAGAAGAAGGATCTGGTTGTAATTGCTACTCCCGAAGTGATGTATGACGAGCGCAAGAAGGGCCTGGTCAACTTCTACAATGAGGCTGGCCGTAATTGCCGTGGCTATATCATGCACGAGAATGACATCTTCTCCGTGACCGCTGAAGCCCTGACTGGCGATCCCAAGGTTGGCGCCATCGTTGAGGCCGCTGCGTCTGTGAAGATGAACGCCGTCTCCGTCGCTTCTGAAGATACTACCAAGATCGGTGAAATCATCGCTGTTGAGGCCGCTGGTGCGCTGACCTACTACGTGATCCGCGTCTGCGACTAATCACACAACGAGTAACTTAGGAGGTACATAACAATGGCTGATATGAATCAGATCGTCCGGGTTGCCGTCGACGCCTTCCATGGCAAGGTAACCAAGTATTCCCACGATGACTCTATGGAACTGCTGCGCACTGCGCTGGTTGAGGCCAATGGCGGTTCTACCCGTATTGACTATAAGGCCGTCCGTGATGGCAAGTGCGGTGAGGTTTTTGCTCTGGTTGAGGAAATCCTGCAACGTACCGTTTATGAGGGGCTGCGCGACAATGACTTCTTCATGCAGCTGGTCGATGAGCGTAATATTGCCGCCGGCGATCAGAACGTGTTCGAAATCGTGGACAGCAACTTGTTCACCGTGGCCGACGCCGCTGACGGTACTCAGGGCGTTCGTCGCCAGCGCCTGGATGGCTCTACCACTGTGACCATCAACACCAGCTTCAAGGTGGTTCGTATTTATGAGGAGCTGAACCGCGTCCTGTCTGGTCTGGTGGATTTCAACCACTTCATCAATAAGGTGGCTGAGTCCATGAAGGCTAAGTTGCTGAACGACATCTACACTCTGTGGACCGGCGTGACCGCCGAGGACATCGGTGGCGCTGCTTACTTCCCCGCCGCTGGTGCTTACGACGAGAAGACCCTGCTGGAGACCATTGAGCACGTCGAGGCTGCCGCTAACGGCAAGTCCGCTGTGATTCTGGGCACCAAGACCGCCCTGCGCAACCTGGTTCCCGCCGTGCAGAGCAACGGTTCTCGTGATGACCTGTACAACATGGGCTACTACGGCAAGTTCTATGGCACTAACGTGGTCGTACTGCCTCAGCGTCATAAGGTGAACTCCACTGAGTTCCAGTATGACAATGACACCCTGACCATTCTGGCTGGCGACAACAAGCCGATTAAGCTGGTTCGCGAGGGCGAGTCCATCATCATCCCCGGCAATCCCCTGGACAACCGCGACATGACTCAGGAATACATGTACGGCGAGAAGTACGGCCTGGGTCTGGTCATGGCCAGCAACACCGGTATTGGTCGCTACAAGTTCGCGGCCTAATTGTCGGTAGAACGAAAGGAAGTACACTATGACACAGATTAACGAAACTGCTGAAGTCGTGCAAAAGAAGACTTCTGGCAGGAAGAAGAATACGTCTGCTCAGAAGCAAGCAGGCACGCCGGGTGAGATCCCGGTCGTGCCTGCTGCCGAGGCGGTAGTTCAGAAAATTGACACAGTTCCCGCGATTCGCAAGGAGTTCAAGCCTGAGGACTACGTAACGGTACGAAACGGCTTCAATGGTAAGCTTGTTTATCGCAGCCGCAACACCAACGAAGTCTTTATTTGGGATGGTCTTGGTGCAGAGCAGGAGATGGAGTTGCGCGAGTTGAAGCATGCACGCAATGCTTCTCGAGCATATTTCGCGAACAACTGGTTCATGTTTGATGATCCGGCTGTCCCGGACTGGCTAGGCGTTGGCATGTATTATAAGACCGCTCTCGCCGTTGATGAGATCGATGCTCTGTTTGAGATGTCTCCCGTCGAGATCGAAAACACGTTGCGTACACTGCCAGCTGGGCAAAAGGAGACTATTGCGAATCGTGCAAAGGAACTGGTTCGTGCGGGCGAAAAGATTGACTCTGTGCGCGTGATTCATGCGCTCGAGCGCGGCCTTGGTATTACTTTGAGTATTGCGCCGTCCGGCCGATAAGGAGGGATATCATGGTTGTAACGTACGATGTTTTTACCAGTGTCTTTCTTGCAAAGCTTACTGAGTACGACTTCATTCGTATGAAGGAACCGATGCGTCAAGAGTTGGTTGATGGTTATATGAAACGAGCCTGTGCCAAGTTTAGCGAGGTATGCGAATACGACATCGCCAATGGAGACGACGATGCACGTGCGTTTATTCTCGAAAAGGACGGAGTAAGTATCACCCCGTCAGAATTGGATGAGATTGTTGATATCATCAGTCTTGGTATGCTTGTTCAATGGTTTACACAGCAGTATTACAATCAGGAGAATATGAAGAATATGTTGAACACAACGGACTTCAGTCATTATTCGCCTTCTGAATTGCTGTATAGGATGACAAGTGCATTTGAAATGTGCAAGAGTGACTTCGAGCACGCCATTCGAGAATACTCGTATCGACATGGTGATCTGACGTCACTTCATATGTAAGGGTTGTTATGGCAGAATCGATTTCAAGCACTGGCATGTATCAATATATACATAGTCTGGTAGGTCGTTTTTACAAGATACTCCCTTTATGTGAGAGTCGTTCCGATACCTTGGACAAGTATATGAAAAGTCTCCTGCGAGAAATGATTGGATGTGAATGTCTGTCTGATTCTTTGAAGAACGACGATAGGTTTGTTTCGCTTTTAGCGATTTTGCAATCACTCATTTCTGATCATAGCGATATTGGTGTAGTCAAGACCGATGTATTCCGTGCGATTAACATTCTAACACAACTTGAGAGAAAGTATCTGGAGGTGTGAGAATGAATGGATGGGATATATATGAGTCAAGAATGGTAGAAAACCGCCAAGCGTGGTTAGACCATGCCAAAGGAACGATCCATCGAAAACTGCATTCTTCTTTATCGTGTAAGGATGTTAAGATCGACGGTGAAGATCGTACGGTCGCGATCATTCGGCGGTCTCAATATGACGAGCGGCGAATTTGCTCTTTGCCTGGAGAAACACTACATCATGGAGGCTTAGTCGAATACGCTGGGTGCGTATGGCTGATTACCGAAATTGATGTTGATGATGAGGTATACCAGCGTGGTATTATGCGCCGCTGTAACCATCTGCTCAAGTGGATCGGTAAAGACGGTACTCTTCGTGAGAAGTGGTGTATTGTCGAGGATGGTACGAAATATTTGATTGGCGAAAAGGTTGTTTCTCTTATGAGTGTTGGCGATTCACGCATTGCTATCACTATTGGGAAAGATCCTGAAACAATCGAACTTGGTCGTGGACATCGGTTCCTTATTGACGACAATATGGTCGGCGTCCCCTCTGCGTACCAGATCACAAAAGCCAATCGTTTTTTTGATACCACAAATAGCAACGGTGTTTTTAGATTTATTTTGACTGAAGTCGCATTGACTCATCACGATAATATCGAACAGCGTATTGCAGACTATACAGCATGGACGCCAGATAAAACGCTCGATAGTGATCATATTGACAGCGAATCCACCATTGTTGAGATTGTTCAGGCGGCACAAAACAATGCTGCTGTAGAAGACGATGATAACAAAAAGGGGTGGTTGTAATGCATCTTGAAGAGTTATACGACTATAAGAATCAGCTCGTTCGTGATCTTTGCAGCGACCCCGACGTCGTTCGCATTGTGACTGGCAACCTGAATGCTGATGTGCCAAACCACGATCTTCCGTATACACAAATATTTCCATATGAGTTTTTGCCAGAAACCGTTGATGATGGGCAAACGTATATCTGCCTTGAAGTTGATATTCCAAGCGTTCCTAATTTGACATACTATCTCCCGGTAGTATATGTTTGGATCTTTACACATAAGAGTCGGATGCGAATAGAAACAGACCGTGGCGGCGGTGTGCTGGTAGATGAATTGTCGGCGGCAGTTGATAAGAAATTAAATGGTAGCCGATATTATGGACTTGGCACACTTGAACTTGACTCATCAATTCATTTCAAACCTGTGAATGATTATCTGGGGCGTGCATTGATTTATCGGGCTAAGGATTTCAACCGTCCGAAGGGTCGCATAAATGCACCATCTAACCGAAAGAATACTCGGTAATCATGGATAACATTCTGTATGCGCATAGCATAAAGATCAACGATTCGATTTGCTTACACGTTCCTACAGTTGGGGAAATTTATGATAACGAAGATCAGTATTATGCTGCTGTGTTTTCACTTATTGCTACCCCATATGACATGATGGTACAGCTGGAAGATGCTGGAATTGATTTTACAAAGATCAATGACTTTGAATTATTCATGATGTTATTTAAGCAATTTCAGCAAATGGACATCTCGTTGATTTTCGGAGAACTTGACCTATCTGGATTTGTTATAGTTCAGAACGAGTCAAATGGCGAGTATCTCTTACGAGATCTTGAGACTGGTGTCCAGATCGATAGGTCTATTCATGCTTTGATTTGTAAGCATATTCGAAAGTTTTTGAATCTTCCGCGCAATGATAAGCGCCCCGGAAATGATGAAGCGCGGCGCTATATGCTAGAACGCGCAAGACTCAAGCAGAAGAGACAGGCACGGAAAAAGCGTGAGTCTCAGCTTGAGAATTACATTATTGCTCTAGTTAATACAGAGCAGTTCCCCTACAACTACATGACCGTACGAGACTTGACTATTTATCAGTTCTATGCCAGCCTGATGCAGATTTCTCACAAAATCAAATTTGATAATGTCATGATTGGCTACTACGCCGGAACTGTGAAGGATGATAGCTTGAAGGCTCAGGATAAGACATGGATCAAGACGTAACGGCTGTATGAAACTACTTTTTTACATTACAGGAGGTATACATTATGGTTAATGTTGCTGATCTCGCGATTACTTCCCTTGATGTTATCAAGGTGTATGAACTGACCGGTAAGCCTTGGTTCGTTATGGACGAGCTGCAGGAGGCTACCATTGCTAATACCCAGGAGAAGGAAGATATCACCGGTAAGGGTGGCCGTAAGCTGGGTTCCCTGAAGAAGAACAAGGGCGTCACTGTTTCCGGTACTTCTGGTCTGATTTCTGCTGGTATGCTGGAAGCTCAGACTGGCAACAACTTCGTGCATCAGGAAGCTGCTCCTGTTGCGTGGACTGACTACCTGGTTGTCAACTCCAATGCCGCCGAAACTGAGTTCAAGGCTGTCGGTACCGCCGGTGCCGAGATCGAGGGTCTGTACCTGCGCAACGCCGACGGTTCTGCTGGCCAGAAGCTGGAGCAGGCTGCTGAAGTTGGTGAGGGTAAGTTCACTTACAATCCCGAAGACAAGAAGCTGGCCTTCGCTGAGGGCGCTATTGCCGACGGCAACGAGATTGTTGTGTTCTACACCCGCAACGTCGAGGCTGATGTGCTGTCTAACGTCTCCGACACCTATTCTAAGACCGTTCGTATGTACATCGACGGCACCGCTGAGGATAAGTGCGGCAACGTGTTCCACGTGCAGTTCTACATTCCCAAGGCTGATCTGAATGGTGAGTTCGATATTCAGCTGGGCGACAGCCAGGCCACCCACGCTTTCGAGGCCGAGTCTGTGGCTGGCTCCGGTTGTGCTGGTGCTGGCACTAAGGGCGTGCTGTGGACTTACACCGTCTTTGGTGTGAACACTGAGGACGCTGCGGCTGCCTAATTCATATGGCAAAAGCGCAACTGATTTGTAAGGAGTGCGGCAAGAAGTATGAAGCTTGCCGCACTCCTAACCCTCGTGGCGTTTTCCGTTGGCAGGATGTGGCCTGCAGTATTGAATGTGGCGCAAAGTATCTTGAAAAGATTCAAGCGGCACGCACGAAAAATAACAATCAATAACCGTAAGGGGAGAGGAGAATCAACGTTCGCGTTTCTCCCCTCCCTTTCTTTTTGAGGATGTGGTTTTATCTCGAAACTTACAGAGGAGATAACGTTGGTGTTTGACGCCGACACAATCACGGCGTATGAGAAGTTTTATTTCTCGCTGCACCCAAGAGCGAAAAAGAAGCCAATTCCATTTCCATATCATGAGTCTATCAACACTTGGATGATTATGAAGCGTCCGATGATGAACGCTCTAAAACAACGATGGAAAGATTTCATTGTTTGGTTCGTTTCAAGCCAAGGTTACGCTAACCTACACATTGACAAATGTGATATGTGCTTTGATACGTACTATAAAACAAACAGACCACACGACGTAGATAACGGGTGTCCAAAGTTCATAATTGATGGGCTCGTTGAAAGCGGGTTACTTCTTGATGATAATAATCGTCATCTAAAGTCTTTAACCTTGCGTTGTTATGTTGATCCAGACAGACCAAGGACCGAAATCCATATTAACAATATTGAGTATTAAAGGAGAAATGAATATGAGCAATACCAAGAAGATCAGCTATAAGACCGTTGCTTCTAAGTTGCCTGTCCACCCCGTGACCGCTGTTATGCTTGAGGGCGATATCTTTGATGGCGCGACGATCCAAGTTAAGTATCGCCTATCTCTCACGGAGATGAATTCATTGATCAGCGACATTGTAAATACGATTATCGACATGCAGACCGGTGAATACAATCCTGAGTACATGGTTCTGGTCGAACGCATGTTGTTGCTGAAGCATTATGCCGGTATTCAGATCGGTAAAACTGATTTGGGGGCTGCATATCGCGTATTATTCGAAACCGATCTTTATGCCCAAGCTATGCAGCATGCAGACAATTCACAGGTGGATGAAGTTTTGAATGCTGTATCTGTGCGAGTCAACTTCCTTAAGGAGATGATCATCGCAACTGCCGGTCATAAGGCGGTTGAATTACTGACTCAAATGGAGCAGCTAATGAACAATGTAGAAAATATGTCCTCCGACATGAGTGGTGAGCAGATCAGTCGTTTGATTTCTATGCTTGGTGATCTGACAGGTGCAGACGTTCCAGCTGGCGAGGTTGCAGCAGAGCCTGACCAAATCATGTTGGCCGCGTAATCATGGCAAGATCATTTAACAGTTTAGATCAGGTATGCGATGCGGCAATTGATGCTGCCGCTGCCAAAATTATACTAATGGATTACGTTGCTCCCGTTGTCGAGGATATTCTCCGCAAACATATTCAGGAAGATGTTTATGGGGCATATTCACCAACACAGTACGTACGCCGCGGTTCACTTACCGGCACTATTACGAGCAAGATGATCGCCGATAACGAATTGCTTGTTACTGCCACCTCTCAGCCCAATGCCCCTGCGCATGGGTGGGCATCATCCGGAGAAGGTGCGTTCCTATACATGTTGGAGGTCGGTGATCTTGGCTGGTGGAGAAAAGGGTTTCCAAGACCCGCGATCGCAAATGCGCAAAAGGAAGTTGATGAAAGTGCGGCCGTTGAACGAGCAAAGAAGGCTGGGATCAAACGAGTGATGAGTAATTGAATACTAACGATATGGCGCGGGTCTAATGTGACACCGCGCCTTTTCTTATAAGGACGGTGGATACATGGCAGATACTTATGGCGTAAAGGTTAAACTGCAATATCAGACTAACAAGTCGGATCTTCGTGGTCAATTGCAGAGCCTGCTGGATGGCGCTACTCAGAATAGCCCATTGACCATAAAAAACTTTAAGGTTTCCTCGCCAGGATTGCGTAAAGCGCTCAATGCTGGTTTCAAAGAGGCTAATACTCCCCTTACTTTATCGAACATCAAGTTGAATTTGTCTGCAAATGCATTATCAGATTTACAAACTCAACTTGATTCAAAAGGCTTAACTCTGACGATCAAGGAGATTAAAGCCGATCAAGCAGTTAACAACCTTCGGACGCAGCTTGTCCGAATGTTAAGTGGTCTGCAGATCTCGGGCGTAAAGGATTTCTTAGGAGGCGCAGAGATCGCGGAGCAAGGAAAGGCGCTTGAAAGTTATGTAGGTAATTTAGAGCGTCTGAAAACTATGCGTTCTGCCATATCAAAGAGCGGAGCGCAACTCATGGCCTTTGGCAACAGCAATACTACCGCGGAACTTCAGAGAGCTCTTGTACTATATAGAGAGCTGAATGATCAGGTCAGCCGCGGTATTGAGGCAAAGGGCAATTGGGATAACATCGATGGGTTGCAGGAAGAATTAAGAACACTAACTACTTTGATTGCAACTCATAAATCATACCTCGACTCTCTAAAGCAAGAAGCTACCACCCGTGAGAAGAATGCGGCTGCAGCTAATTCTGCGAACTTACGTGAGTTGCAGAAAATGGAAGCGGCTCTTGAGAAGATCAATACAAAGGGTTTCAATCTGGATGTTGATCAGTCTAAAATTGACGTTTTAACAGAGAAGTACAATCGCCTATATGAAGCAATTCAGAAGGCTATGAATACGCCGGAGATGCGTAACAACGGACATTCCGTGCAAGAACTAAACGCCGGCGTCCGTGCATTAGAGCAGTATGTTAGCGGATTACAGGCTGAGGCAAATGCTAACGCGGTTTCCCTCGCGACTGGTAGGCAGTTGATTACACTTCGTACACAAATCAACAATTGGTTACAGAAAAATACGAAGGCAACGCAAACTAACCGGAAACAACTTCAGGACTGGGCAACAGAACTTTCGCTTGGTAATGTGAGCACACAAAGATACCAAGAGATTGCAAATGGTGTCAGGGAGATCGATCTCCAGACTCGCAAAGCCGGCTTATCTGGCAAAACCTTTTTTGAAACATTTAAGAGCGGATTAGAAAAATTCGGTGGCTGGTCACTTGTGACCCGATCGTTGACTTCAGTGTACAGTACGCTTAAGAAGATGGCATCGGCTGTCATTGAATTAGATAGCGCAATGACTGAACTACGTCGTGTCACTGACTTGTCTGAAGCCGGGTATAGCAGGTTTATGCAGACCGCAGTGACAACCGCAAAGACGGTTGGTGCGTCTGTAAAGGACACTATTAACGCGACAGCCGACTTCGCACGTCTTGGATATACGATCGACGAATCGACACAACTTGCTACAGCTGCACTGACATACAAGAACATTGGCGACGGTATTGAGGATATCTCTGCGGCAACTGAATCTTTGATTTCAACAATGAAGGCGTTCGGCATTGAAGCTTCTAGTTCAATGTATGTTGTAGATATGTTCAATGAGGTCGGTAATAAATTCGCGATCTCTTCGAAGGGTATCGGCGACGCGCTTCAGCGTTCCGCTTCGGCGTTAGCTGAAGGCGGTAATACGATTCAAGAGAGTATTGGATTGATTACCGCCGCAAATGAGGTCATTCAGGATCCGGATGTTATTGGTACCGCAATGAAGACGCTTACCATGTATCTACGTGCTGCGAAAACCGCAGCCGAGGATGCTGGGATGTCCACAGATGGTATGGCTTCTTCTGTTTCAGAGCTTCGTAGCGAATTGTTACAATTAACAGGACAGCGCGTTGATATCATGATTGATGATACCACTTTTAAGAGTACGTATCAGATCATGGAAGATTTGGCTGGAATATGGAAACAGTTGGACGATATTACACGCTCGAATATTTTGAATCTGATCGGCGGTAAGCGTAATGCCAACACTTTCTCTGCATTGCTAAATAACTTCGATACCGCTGCAGAAGCCATGAAGACGGCCATGGGGGCGGCTGGATCTGCAACACGTGAAAACGAGGAATATCTAAAAAGCATTGAAGGACGCATTGTCTTGCTTAAAGCATCGTTCGAAGAGCTTGCTAACAGTGTCGTTAATAGTTCGTTGATTAAATGGTTTGTTGACATCATTCGTTATGTAACAGAATTCGCTACACTCTTGTCAGATATCGGCGTCTTGATCCCAACGCTGTTCACAGGTTTTAGTCTCAAGGGTGTTATTCAGCAACTGTCAACCGTCAAGTCCCAATTTACTGGTACAATTCAAGATATATTCTCCATGGCAGAGAATAAGGATGGATCGTATAATCTGGATAAGGTTATTAAGACCCTCACGGATTCAACGTCTTCATATACAGATATTCAAAAAGTTCAATTGGCGCAACTTCTACAGAATTCTGAAGCGTTCCAACAATTAACGGCGGAACAACAAAAACATGTGCTACAGCAGGTTGGACTAACAAGAGCAGTTTCTGCGTCAACTCAAGGTTTCAGGGCATTCGGTGTTAGCATAAAGCAAGCCTGGGCCGCCATGTCTTTGTTTGAAAAGGCAACGCTAATTATGGCGGTTATTTCGACAGTATATAATATTATTGCGTCTGTAATAAATGCAGTTGCGGAGTCTGAAGAGGAGGCGCGCGAAAAGGCTAGAAGCGCTGCAGATGCTGCACAGGATACTGTTAACCACGTTTCAGAATCTGTATCTAAATATTTAGATCTGAACGAAGCGCTCGCAAATGGCGAAATTACCACAGATAGTTATCAAAAATCTGTTTATGATTTAATATCTGCGTTGCGTCAACAGGGTGACACTGTAGATGGACTTATCGAAAAATACGGTGATCTACATGGTGCGATGTTGCTAAGTGCAAGAGATGCAATTAAGGCGAAGCTCCCAGATCTTTCTGGCGGCTTAAGCGCATCCAAGGATAAGCTAATTGATTCTGGCGGTCACATAAATTCCAATTGGGGAGATCATACTGCCAATGGTTCGTTAGTTATCAATATAACCCATGGCTCTGGTAGAGATTCAAAAAAGAATGGGATTAGCTATCAGGAAGTTGTTAGGGTTATTCGCGAAGCAGGATTGTCTGTTGGTCAACAGGTCTATCTCAAAGACAACTGGTATTCTGTGGCTCTTGAAGAACTTGACAATATCGAAGATATTATCGCGCGTAGAGATAAGTTACAAAACGCCATCAACTCACTTAGTGCTATTCAGGGGGTCAGTGATCTAGAGTTTTATAAGCAACTTACTGCAGAATATTCAGGACTAAACAGCTTAATTGATCAGTATATTGCTGACGTAAATGCGTGGAATGAAGCACTTGCAGGCGTTGCGTTGTATGAGTCCCTTTATGAAAACGGAATCCCTCAAACCCAAGCAGAGTTTGATGCATTACGGCAAACGCTAACCGCAACCCTCGTGTCAACTGGTCAAATTGCATCTGTGTCGGGCGATATAGAGGCATCTGCTCAAAGCGCCATAGATGCTGTTTTGATGCAGGAGACGTGGGCGCAAAGCTTCGTCTCTACTCTTCTTGGAATTCCACCGACTACAAAGAAAGTCGTTTCAGAGCTTTCAAACACAATTTCCGTTTTACAAAAAGCAGCAGACATACTTACTTCCGCAAAGAATGACATGGAGCACTATGGAGCTTTGTCTTCTGAGACCATCAACGATATGGCTAGTCAGCTAAAAGCGGGAGAAGACATTCTTGATTATCTGATAACGGAGAATGGTGTTCTAAAGCTAAATGAGCAGGCATGGAAGGAACGTTCAAATGCGATTGCTACTGAATCTATTGCCGCATGGACAGAAGAGAAAGACGCCTTACAGGCCATCCTAGACGCCGCTAAAGATGGCTCTGAGTTCTCTTTGCCTGATGGATTCTCAGACTTAGGAGCCGTTCAATCCAGAGTTGATTTACTCAATTCAGTAATCACCTTAATTACCGGAATTGGCACCGAGGCATCCACTGCGTCCGGTGAGGTACGTACATTTGCAGATGCAATAAGCGGAGTTTCTGCAGCAGCAGACTTATTGACAGATATCAAAAATGGAGAGGATGTTCTTAATCTAATTCGTCAAGCGATGCAATTGGCGGAGACACTAAATAACGGTTCAGACTGGACACAGTTCATTTCGTCTTTCGACTCTCAGTCTGGAATTGTTTGGAATACAGAAGCAATTAAAAATGCATCAGACGAACTTGTTACGTTGATAACTGAGAATTCTGCATTAGCTACTCAATATCCTGGGTTGATTGAGTATGTTCAGAGTTTTGCAAAAGCTGCAGAGAATAGCGGTAATGCATCTGGAGATGCATCAAAGAACGTTCGTACATTTGCCGGTGCTCTTGGAGCGATCCGTGATGCTGCTAATCTTCTGACTGATATTGAGAGTGGTGAGGGCGATGTCCTCAGTATGATCGAGCAGGCTGTAAAGATGGCAGAGGCTCTGAACAACGGTCAAGATTGGACGCAATTCATTTCTTCCTTCACAGCAGATGGTGGTATCGTATGGAATACTTCTGCTATCGAAGGTTATTCTGACGCTCTCCTTGATGCCGCTCTGAACGGAACTCAACTTGAAGCAACTTTCCCTGGC